AACGAATGGGGTACATGAGTATGGATCCAGTATATCTAGCTAAAACTGCATTAACATCTCTTAAAAACAATCCTTTCCTCACTGTAGAGGATAAAGAAATAATTAAACGTTTTGAGTCGTTAACAACTTTTACAAAGCATGATGCATATAAAATCTTAAATTTACAGACTAAACTTAACCGAAAACAGTATAAATTAAATCGACAATTAAGACAGGGAATTAAATGAAGATCGAGGCCATCAATCCTTATCCGCCAATAGTGTTTAAAGCACACTATGACGGATTTACTGATGCCCATTTGGATGCCGCCAGAGAAATTATGGCTGGTGCAGAAAAAGGCGGGGAACTTGAATTAGAAATTGGACAAGCATGGAGCTCTGTAACCAATCAAAAAAATCCTCCTCACCAACATCCGTTGTTTAAAGATTTTTATCTATGGCAACATGAAATTGCTGTAGAAATATTATTTGGTCAATTGTTGTTAGAAAGTTACATGCCTTATTGGACTACTAACAGTTGGGTCAATCTGCATAAAAAGGGCGGATTTACTTATCCACATGCTCACGGAATGTGTAGCCTAAGTATTGCGGCATATTTGCAAATGCCCGAAGATGGCGGATTTATCATGTTTAAAGATCCGCATTTTGATCTGCGTAGTATACAACGTAAAAATACACAACCAGGAAGCCTTGAAGAATATCAACCAGTTCCCGCAGTTACAGGAGATGTGCTGTTTTTTCCAGGTTGGTTACAACATCAAACACAGGCTAACCAAAGCGATAATGATCGCTGGGTTATTACTACTAATTATACTAACGTAGAGTATCGAAAAAAACCACAAAGGATGGAAATATGATAGATAAATTTTTAAATCTCTTTAAGAAGAAGCCTAGCCAAGCTGAAATAGAAGCTGAAGCTAAAAAATATGCAGAAGTCGTAACCGAAACACTTCCGCCCAAAGAAGCGGCAACTCTCAAAAAAGAGCCGTATGTTGCGGTATTAAATACACATATTAACGAAGAGAACATTAGAAATGGCTTTTTTGAGCTTGACTGGAACGAGTATTTTATAGTAAAATTAAGAGAGTCCGGTTACACAGGCGATAGCGAAGAAGCAGTAGTCGACGCCTGGTTCAAAGATCTTTGTAGAGATGTTGCAATGGAAGAAAATGTTAACATGTCGCAAAGAGGTGCCGGTTACATCAACGTAAACAGTCTTGGCAATGGCAAGGCAGAAATATTTTAAATGACATATATTATTGTAGATACAGCGAATACATTCTTTCGTGCTAGACACGTGGTGCGTGGAGACATATCCGAAAAAGTCGGAATGAGCCTACACGTTATCCTTAACTCAGTTCGCAAAGCATGGAAAGACTTTGATGGGAAACATGTGGTGTTCGCACTCGAAGGTCGTAGCTGGCGTAAGGATCATTATGAACCTTATAAGCGCAATCGGCAAGTTGCACGTGACGCACTAAGTCCGCGAGATGCCGAAGAAGATAAAATATTTTGGGAAACATTTGATGAATTCAAAACATTCTTAAGTGACAAGACCAATTGCACAGTACTACAACATAAACAATTAGAAGCTGATGATTTGATCGCCGGCTTTATCCAAGCACATCCAAACGATAATCATGTTATCATTTCGACAGACGGCGATTTCGCACAGTTAATTGCACCTAACGTAAAACAGTATAATGGTGTTAGTGGTGTTACTACTACACACGAAGGTTATTTTGATGAAAAGGGAAAACATGTTATTGACAAAAAAACAAAAGTTGCCAAGCCTGCTCCAGACCCAGAATGGCTCTTATTCGAAAAGTGTATGCGTGGAGACACATCAGACAACATCTTTTCTGCTTTCCCCGGCGTTAGAGAGAAAGGTACTAAGAACAAAGTCGGCCTTAGAGAAGCCTTTGCTGACAGAAACAGCAAAGGGTACAATTGGAACAATCTCATGCTCCAGCGTTGGACCGACCACGAAGGTGTAGAACATCGCGTTTTGGATGACTATATCCGTAATGTTAAATTGTGCGACCTAACTGCACAACCAGATGAGATTAAAGAACTTATTGCACAGACTATCGCAGAAAATGCAGTACCAAAAGATATTCCACAAGTTGGTATTAGACTTATGAAGTTTTGCGGAACATATGATCTGGTTAAGGTTACTGAACAGATCCAAAGTTATGCAGATCCGCTTAACGCAAGGTATACATTATGAACATGGAGACAAATATGACAGAAGCATTAACCAAGCCGATCATTGATGGCAAGTTTTGGTTGTTAGAAGTCGAAGGTGAAAAACTAGGGACATTGACCAAAGAGAAAAAAGGTTACAGTTTCATGCGCAAGGGTCAAAAGGTCGACCTTGCCGATCTAGCTGTTTTTAAAACATTGTTCGGAATTTCGATCAGTGAAGATCAGCTGAAGAAAGAAAAGACTGTAAAGAATTCCAATTTGAAAGAACAAGATTATAACATTTACGAATTCCCTTGTTCGAGTAAGCCTTATAATCCTGTGTACGATGTACAGAAAAAATTGCCAATTTACTCAAAGAGCGATAAGTCTAAGAGCCAGTATTGTGCAGGTTATTATGTAATTAAGTTCCGCAAGGGCTGGGTCAAATCCTTTTGTCCAAAACTTATTACTCTAGAAAGATATGCAAATAAAGGGCCGTTCAAAACAGAACTAGAAATGCGCCAAGTATTAAGCACAATAGGCAAAGCTACATCATGAGACAATTAAACACGATTCCGATCGAAAACTACTTAGATAAGGCGAGAATCGCGGCAAAATCAGGTCAAAAAATCGTCACATTAGACATTTTAGAAGCCACAGAGTTAGCCAATAGTCTAGCGGTAGTAATGACACGCATTAGCGGTGAATTAGACACTATTCTACAGGCCGCAATGCAAGATCAACCAGATACACAAGTACAAATGGACGGCGGTACTTTCTAGCTGTATATAATAAATAAGTGCGTATATTTGGAGAACGCACTATGAGTCGCCCTAAGCCTAAAGTATTATTAGAAATAACAAATAAAAAGAACTACAAGACAGAACAAGTGCTTGAAGCTGATGCCATTTGGGCTGTGTTCTATAAAGGGCAACCAGTTAACTTAAAAACTACAAGTCTAGTAGCACAGCAGTTAGGCCCAAAATACAAAAAAGTATCCTTCTCAAATTCAGGTCATGCGCACAATCTTGCAGAAAAATTAAACAAACTTTTTAACTGCGGAGACTTTGGCGTTTACAAATTGACCACTGGCGAACTTATCAAAGAATGATTACCAAAAAAGATCTTAGCAAAAAACTTTACGAAGAGTTAGGCGAAAGATCAGAGAATGTTAGTTTTGATCAATTCCACAAAAGCGTATGGAAAAGTCTACGTAATAAAAAAGTAGGCGGTTGGGGATTAACATTTGATGGATACAAATATCTCCGAGATGTTTTAGGTTACAAAGACTATCGCATCGAATTTCCAAAAGACGAAGAATTTCAAATAACTTCTCAAACAGTAATTTGGATGGATCGGTTCATCGACTGTCCATATTTTTTGGACAAGGATGCTATCATCGTGTTCAAAGAAAAAACTGCCTTCCAATTAATACTTTTCTCCGGCGATGTCCATAAATTTGGATGGAGCTCAAACGAAGCAAAACATCTGTTGTAAAAATACAACGGATCGGTTTATCCAAAATGTGTTGACTTCTCCTTGCACTGACCGTATAATATATACATAGAGCGTAGTAAATTACATTTGTTTTTATTTTGAAAGGTTATACAAATGGCAAAAGGTGAGATCAGTACTAATCGTACACAAAGTCCTAATGAAGCTAAAGCGGCTATCCGCAAGTGTTTCAAAGTTGGTCGTCCAGTTTTTATGTGGGGTCCTCCCGGAATTGGCAAGTCAGATATCGTGCATCAAATTGCGGCAGAAACAGGTCGTGAAGTTATCGATGTTCGTTTGAGCTTGTGGGAACCTACTGACATTAAAGGTATTCCGTTTTACAATAGCACATCAAATTCTATGGAATGGGCTCCTCCAATTGAGTTGCCTAGCGATCCAGAATCCACAGCAGTTTTGTTCTTGGACGAACTTAACTCAGCGGCTCCTGCTACACAGGCCGCGGCATATCAACTTATTCTAAACCGCCGTGTAGGTACTTATTACCTGCCAAAAGGTGTTTCAATTGTTGCCGCAGGTAACCGTGAAACTGACAAGGGCGTTACATATCGTATGCCTGCTCCGTTGGCAAACCGCTTCTTGCACTTGGAACTAAAAGTTAGTTTTGATGACTGGCAAGAATGGGCAGTTAGCAATAAGATTAACGAGCAAGTCGTTGGTTATATCGGTTTTGCTAAGAACGACTTGTACGACTTTGATCCAAAAAGCGCGGCACGTAGTTTTGCTACACCACGTAGCTGGAGCTTTGTATCAGATTTGCTTGGCGATGACGACTTGCCTGAATCTACGCTCACTGACCTCATCGCAGGTGCGGTAGGTGATGGACTTGCTGTCAAGTTTATGGCTCACCGCAAGGTCGCCAAGCAAATGCCTAA